CCCATGCGATAAGAGATAGCTTCAAACGAGTCGGTCTGCCCTTCTCGTCTTTCAATGGGCCTTTCGCTGACCCCATTCTTACTAAGAAACTGCCCTTGCGCCTGACCTGTTCGGGCGTCTTTGGCGCACCCTTCACTGGTGCTTTGAGGTTTCCCTTCTTTCCGCTTTTGGTTCTGTAAGAGGCGCGACCTTTGGCGTTGAGACCACCTTTGGGGTTCTGACCTGCTTTGCGAGTCCATGCTGGTGACTTTGCCATTAGCCTATATTACTCATATCCATGCCACCGTAGTTATTTCCATAACTAACAGTGCTACCACTAAACTTAGTTCCCCTGCCCCCAGAATCATTATCATCACTATCATTGAAGGTAACAAGTGACTTAGCCCTGTTTCTTGCAGAAATAATATCTTGGTTGCGCTTCTTATTTTCTTCAGACAAAGCATACTTGCTCTTAATAAGTTCGTTGCTCGTATCTCTTGGGCCAACATCTCCGTACTCAACAGTAGGTGAACCAACACACATGACGGACTTCTCCACATAAAAAAATTACAGCCGTTTGTTCGACTGTAACCCATCGAGCCTTTTTTGGCTATAATGTTTGTGATAGACCAGTGACATAGCCTAGCCGCCAGTTTTTGGACCCCCACCTATACAGACAGTGTGCAGCGCACAGTAACTAGCTGAGATCTATACTGACCTTTATGTCACCTGCGACCATGTGCATATTCTTTTCCACAGGCTTGAACCCTGCTCTGTCTAGGATATCCTTGCTTGCTTCTAGCTGTACATACTCACTCTTAGCCCCTTGCGCTAGGCTCAGTAGTCTACTAGCGGCAAACGTAGCATTCAACCCTAACGATTCGTTGATGCGTGTCATCATGTACTGTTGGACATGAGGAAGCCGCAACGCCTTGCTGGCACTGACTCTGCCACTCTCTCCTTTGGCGTACCCAGCCTCGCTCGCGGCATCTTTGATACTACATCCAGTGGCTACGAGAGTATCCACCAAAGCCATCTGTTTGGATGTTAGGCTTGTTACTTCTGTCATGTCTAATCCTAGAAGAACCCCCCTTGTGTTCCCCCCTTTTATGACATTGGCGAAAACAGCTTGTCAACTCACAATTGAGAACGGTGCCGCAAAGCACGACCCGTCTGAGACTTAGCGAGGACAGCTTTGCCCTTCTCAAGCTAGTCGCTGGTGGGTGCATCATCATAGCACGACGCAGCCAGACTCACCCTCAAAGACAGCAATGCAAACAGCGAGGGCATCATCATGACGCAGCTGTACCTGCCCAAAACCTGCTCCATCTTTGCAAGGATATCAACCTTACGACCCACCTTGCCATCAGCAACTACCAATCACTGCTCTGTCAACAGTGTCGCCCTTTCTCCTTAACTAAAAGCATTTGCCACAGCCCGAACTGAATCCTGCTGAGAGAAGTGCAGCAAGCCTCCCAACCCATTCACTGCCACAGCTATCCAAATCCATCACCTCTATAAAAGCTAAAAACTCTAAAAGCGAGCGTCTGTTCAGCGAGGGCAGGCGTGGTGTTTCCGATTCGGCCGACTGATCCATTTCTAGAACCTCCTTCTAGAACCTATATGGAGCCGCCTATCCGCACCAAGTGTCCTCATCCGAAACATAGTCCCAGCCGCCCATCCACACCGTTCCGTCTGGCTAGGGTCAATTCGTAGGATGCGGCTATTTGATTGAGCGAGACAAGCTCGCATATACGAATTGGCTGTTTGATTGAGCGAGACAAGCTCGCATAGCCACGTTCGTGAACAATGTGGACAGTCTGCTGGGCCGATGTTGCGGTGGGCCACATAAGGTGCGGATAGTCTGCACCATCTAGAACCTAGAAGGAGAACCTAGAAATGTCTAAGTCAACCAAATCTTCAACAGCCACACCTACCCTCGCTGAACAGAAACTCGCGGTTATTAACTTTCATAAAGGTGATGAATTTGAATATCTGCGTCAGCAAATGGCTCGTGATGCTTGCTACACTTCTCACAACAGCATTCAGTTCAAACTGCAACAAATGCTTTCAGTGAAGGAAGAAATTGCGGCACTGTTGCCAGAGCAGGGCTTGGAAGTCACTGACGTCAAGCTGGCTCGCAAGGTCGACATCCATGAAAAGATGGAGGCAGAACTTGAACAGCTACAGCAACGGCATGATGCTGACCTCGCAGTTCACCTTGCCATCTTTGACGGTGAGTGCTGGGTGCCTCGCACTAAGAAGAAGCACGCCACCAACGCCTACCTCGAGAAGGCCAAAGCCATCCTCGGCTAACTCCCAGAGCGGGGTCGCACTTAGCGGCCCCGTTTTCATTTGTTCATTTCATGCTTTACATAGATTATTATTTGCTTTACTGTATATAAGGAGAACAGTTATGAACAAAGCAATCAATACAATATTATTTATTCTACTCATGTTATTTATATTGAGTTGGACAAGTATTCTCTGGGAAATAACTGGAGAAAAAAAGTTCACAATGTGGTATTGGATAGCACAAAGTGAACTTCAAAAATAATCATTCTGCAAAAAGGAGAACAGACATGAATGATATGACAACAATAAAAAATGCTTGGGATTTTCCTGTTGATACATGGAATCTTTCTGCAATAAAAGAAGGCCACGGAATATCTGTGCCTGAATCAATGGCGCGATGCATTGTACGCACTGATACAAATGAAGTGCTTGGTGTGCATGGCTCTAAATACAAAGCAATCAAGCATGATGATGTAATAAACAGCGTGTTTGAAGCTGTGGATCAAAGCGGTATATCAAAAGATTATCAGCAAAAAATTGAAGTGTTTGATAACGGTGCAAAATTACGAGGAACAATAAACTTCCCTGATTTAGTTATCGAACCTTCTGTTGGTGATTACACACAGTTCCAAGTTGTATTCTTCAACAGTTATGATGGAAGCTGGGCGTTTGCTCAACAAGCACAAGGCTTACGTTTGTTCTGTTTGAATGGCTGCACAACACCAGATACAGTTGCCAAAACAACAGCAAAACATACAGCTAATGTAAATGTAAAAGCATCATCAGCAAAAATACAAATTGGTCTTGATGCATTTTTCAATTCAAAAGAATTGTATCAAGCATGGATGACAGAAGACTTAACAGATTTATCTGTTGAGAACTTCTTCAAAGGCTCGCTTGCATTTGTAAACAGCAAAACATCTGAGAACAAATGGAACGATAAACAACTACAAAAGTTGATGGGATTATGGTCTGACAATGCCCGATATCTTGGGAAGAATAAATGGGGATTGTACAACACCATGACAGAGTGGGCAACACACACACACGAATCACGCACCCCTGCAAACACACGCAGAATCCGTGAGAATCAAGTTGCTCGTTCAATGAAACTACTAACCGAAATGTAATGGAGAATACCAATGACAGATACAGAAACCAAATCAAACCAAGATGACTTAGCAAAAGCAATGCTTTCTGGGTTACAGCAACTAATCAAAACAGCCACAATAGAAACTCAAATTGACATGAAAAATAATGCTGATAGTGAGTTTTCTTATGCACAACGTGAAGAACTAAGCGACATGATTTATGAAAGAGTACAAGAGCATATAGAGAGTCAACTAGATGATATCGTAAATGATAAGGTATGCGAGTGGTTAAACGATAACCTTGCGGATCAAATGAGAGACCGCATTACCATCAACATTGATTAGGAGAATCATATGCAAATTGCATTCATTCGTCAGATTGAAGACGTACTCTTTCAGTTAGAACAACTTTCCGATCGTGCGAAAGAAGAGAACAGCCAATTCCGTTGGCGCATCGATACTGCAAGAGACTCTATCAAAGGAGTGTCAACAACTTATCACGAAGTATTACAACGTGATTTAGAAGAAGACACTTCCTACACACCACCATTGGAGACAGTAAAATAATGGAACAGAAAAACTACAAAGTATCTAACAGACATCCATTGCCAAGACATACTGGTCGTGGAAGACAACCAATATACAACTTCCCCGAACTAGAAGTTGCTCAATCTATATTTGTTGATAGTGACAACGAGTGCAAAGCTGCTCGTAGTCAATTCAACAGACGAAGACAAACTCTATGTATTCGTCCAGAGGGTGATGGCTATCGTGTATGGAGAGTAAAGTAATGTCACTTATGCAACAGCGTCACTTTGAATATATTGCTGATAAGGTCGCCCCATTACTGGGGTGGCCTAGCCAGATAAATGCACTAGCAGATATATTATGTGTAACCAATCCCCGATTCAACAGAGAGAAGTTTCTCAAACGTGCCACAGAAGCATGGGAGAAAGCTAATCCGCCGGAGAACTATGATGACGAGATACCGTACTAACTTTGAAGGAAGCAAACTGTATGATGAAGTATATGAATGCGAAGACTGCGGCAAACAATACGATTCATACAATCAACTTCATCACATCAGCGAAGACTCTGGCGGTTTTTGCTGGTGTGGTTCTGAGAACATAAAGGTACTTGTTCTCAAAACAATTTATCAAGAACTGTGGGTAGAGGAATCTTTACCTACAGAAGATGTGCTAGAAGTAGCATTAGATTTAGAAAGATGGGAACTTATCCCTCATGTTATGAGACTGAATGGAGAACAGACATGACATACTGGTACGCAACACCAAAACAACGCAGTGCAAATTTTGCTATTTATTCAAAAGCAAAAAAGATATCAGACATTGGCCCAAAATTAGCAGAGACCAATGCTGTATTTCCTGACAGTTTAAAAGATGGAGACATGATTCATGTTTGCAAAAAGAAAAGGTCAGGTATGGAACTGTATGGCATCTACAAATATTCAAATGGAACTATAACAAAACAAGATGACTTTATGTGTTATATGTTTCCAACATTCTATGAGTAAGGAGAACAGACATGAATGATTTATTTGATACCCCAGCATACAAGTTGGTCAGACGCGATGACCCCTCAACAAGTCATGATGCGGCTGAACAACTTGACGTAGGTAAGATGGAAATGCTTGTCTATAAGACAATACAATCTTTTGGCAAAACAGGTTGTATCTCAGATGATGTTCTAAAAATATTATCTCATCACAGATACAGTAGCGTTACTGCTAGATACAAACAGCTAAAAGAAAAAGGATTGGTTATTGTTGACCATCGTAAATCAAAAGCTGAGAGTGGTAGAATGCAGCTAGTTATGTGGGCTGCTACACACTATGAGCCAGAGGTACAAGATGAATGATAAACGGCTATGAAATAATGGTCGATCAATTAATCAAACGTCGGCATGAACTTGGTATGTCACAAGAACAATTATCATTTGAAATTGGATGTGCCAAATCTTTAATTCACAAATGGGAGCAGTACAAGCGTGTGCCTTCTGGTTTCATGCTTGGCTGTTGGGTGGAAGCACTTGGCCTACAAATCAAAGTCACAGAGAAATGCGAGGAAAGCTCGCAACAAAATCAAGAAGTATGAACGTGATGGCAAAGCCGTTACTTGTGAATACTGTAAAGTACAAACACATTGGTTTGTGGTGTTAGCTAGTGGCTCAACCTATTGTGATAACTGCATGGAGAAATACGGATGGCAACATCTCAGCGCAGAAAAGGAAGCTATCATGAAAACAAAATCCTTGAATGGCTCCAAGAAATCGGCTTCAAAGCGAAGAAGCAACCCCTCTCGGGACAACTGGGAGGCGAGTATAGAGGCGATATCCTCATCGACATCGGAGAAGACCAACTGGTAGTTGAGGTAAAGTACAGAGATAAAGGTTCATTCCCTAGTCCATTTTCTGTTCTTGAGGATAGAGACTTAGCTATCTATAGACGCAAAACAGGTACACCAAAATCTGTATTGATAATAGATACAGAAGTCTTTGAGGAACATTTCGTGCCGTTGTTGCTCGCGGGGCGGGGGAAGCAGCCGCGAGCAAAACGGCAGAAAGTTCCTGTTTATTGGATACCTACAGAAGAACTTATGGATTCGATCAATCAAACATTAAAGGAGGAAATAAATCATGACGATGAAACAGCTAGGTTCTGTAACTACCATGTCGGCAAAGGGTCAACCTTTAGTGACATCGGTCTTGCCTACAGAAAATGGTGCGCTAACTCCGTTAAGTTCAGAAAAGAAAACGAAAGCAGTCGCAAGGTTGCTAAAGGTAAACGACCCACATCAAGTGGACAAGAGTCTAGTTTCTTCTCTGGAATCGTTGACGGGCTATCCCGTGATTGAAAACAGCAGAGTGCTATACAAATCACATGGAGTAGATATTGATATACGAGGATACTCAATCAAAGTTGATGATGAAGCTACTTGCGACAAAGCAATTGAAGCAGTGCAATCATCTCTTGTCCCCATGCCTGTTGATGATATCAAAAAACAACTTGTCATCTTATCTACGTTAGTAGTCAAACCATCAGGCGAATCTGCTGGTGACATGAGTGTTCGCATCAATGCAATATCAAATCAGCTAATGGAATACCCTGCGGATATTGTAAACAAAGCAATACAGAATGTATCAAGAGAAACAACATTCTGGCCCGCTTATGCAGAGTTCTACAAACACATTGGCTGGAAACTCAAGAAACGTATGAAACTATTGGAGGCTTTGACAGCAAAAAAACTTGCTTTTCTACAACAAAAACAGTAGTCTATATAAAGGAGAACAGCTATGGACAGACTTGGATTTATTGGCGGCAGCGATGCTCGTCGTATTATGGCAGGAGACTGGCACACTCTCTGGTTAGAGAAGACAGGCCAGCAAGAACCAGCAGACTTATCAGATAATCTTGCAGTTCAGATTGGCATTCGCACTGAGCAGTTGAATTATCAATGGTTTGAAAAGCAATATAAATCAGAAAATTTAAATGTGCATCGTGTACTTGAACCTTGGAATAAAGAAACAGGTACTCATGGTAGTCTTACACAAGAGCTTGAATGGAATGGTGTGCCATTGAAAGGTACGATTGACGGATGGGTTTGTAAAAATGCTGCTTACAATCAGCAGATTATTGAATGCAAACATACATTTGAACGCAACACAATGGAAGCTTGTCTTAAACAATATATGGCACAGTTGCAGTTTTATATGTTTACACACAAGAATGCACAGTCCTGTTTTTTATCTGTAATCTTTGGTAATCGCAGATGGGAGTGTGTTGAGGTGTCTCGTAACAACGAGTACATCCAACGTATGCTTGTCCACATCAAAGAATTTTGGGACTTGGTTACATCGAACACACCACCTGCATCTGACAAACAAACTGAATCTTTATCTACAGACCACATACCTGTGGATAAAATGGTCAGGCGTGATGCAACATCAGACAATGAATTTATCAGCAGATGCCATGACTACATTGAACAAGAGGCAAATGCCAAATCATTCGAGTCAGCCAAAGCAGACCTCAAAGCTATGGTTGCCGATAACGAGCGAGAAGTATATTGCGACTTGCTCACCATCAAGCGCGACAAACGTGGCGCACTACGCATTGCAATAAAGGAGAACAAGCAATGAAGAATATTACACAAGCACTAATCAAGTTTCATGAATCAGGAGCAGCAGCAAAGAAAAGTGAAGAAAACCCATTCTTCAAATCAAACTACGCATCTCTTGATGAAGTGATTGACACTGTACGAGCCGAAGCTGGCAAGTGCGGCCTTACATTTACACAGTTAGTAGACTTTGAAGATGCTACAATATACGTCAAAACTATTGTGCTGCATGACTCAGGCGAGTCTTTTGAAAGCCGAACACCTGTGCTCACCAAAGACAATACTGATCCACAAAAGATGGGGTCAGGCATTACATATGCCAAACGCTACGGACTGCAAGCCGCATTCGGTCTGCCGTCTGAAGATGACGATGGCAACTCGGCAAGCGAGCCACCAATCAAAACAAAAGGCCACAAGAAGACAGAAACTAAAAATGAAGGAGAATCATGGTAATGTCTGAATACGATAACACAAACAGAGGCGCAGTCTTCACACCATTTGAAGACCAGAAGTTTATCTTACAAGGTAAGCTAGACATACAGGGCAAAGAATATCCTGTGGTCGTTATGCAAATGACATCAAGAAATGGTGGCAAACGCCTAGAGATATACCAAAAAATGGGTGCAATGTTTGATTACAAAAAGAATGAAGGTTCTGAGAATCAACCAGATTATGATGGGCCTCTTGACCTTATTGATGGTAATCTAAAGATTGCTGGATGGAGACAGCAAGCAGATGGCAAACCTTATTTGTCTTTACAAGTAAGTGAGCGTCTTGTTAAAACAGAAGAAACACCACCACAAGAACTGAAGCCAGCAACGACTGAAGTGATTGTGGATGATGACATACCTTTCTAATTGAGCAAAGGTCTGTTCTCCAAATCTGTCCCTTTGCTAAGACACCCCAGATTCCCTCCGAGTCTGGGGTGTTCGCTTTTATAGGAGATAATAATGGCAATAACACCACCAACAAATCGATTTAGAGGTAAGTGGGATTTTATTCCAAGCCTTGATTGGGATACCCCTATCCTTACAGAAACAGAAAGAGATTGTGACTGTGCTAGACGAGCAATGATATGGTACGGTTTCAGAACGATGCAAACAAAAACCAGACAAGGCTGGTATATATGGAAGTTGCCCAATGAAGATAGTATCAACAGCACTGCATAAAACAAATACATATGATGTCTATGTAGAAACAGTTGTTGAAAGAAGAATAACTGTAAGAGCTATATCTGAAGAAGAAGCTATGGATTTAGCTTACAGAAGAGCAACAGAACGCACTAAAACATTTACAAACAGACACTATAAAGTGCTAGAACATGAAGTTATACAAGCAATAGTTAGGCGATAAGACCCTTGCGATATTTATTTTTGCGGTCATAAGTAAGAACTTCTTTACGATTGCCATCAACTTTATAACTACAATGTATCCAACCAGTATTGCCACCTTCATAATGCTCAAGAATAAGCTGGTCAAACTCAAGATTGCCAGCAATCCAGCCAGCAACTTCTAAATTAGAAACGCTTGGTACTTCAAAGTCTGCTGCCTCACCCTTTGCGTGTTGAGAATTTACTGTACTACCAATAGCAACACATAGCTCTGGGCTACGATAGCCACTGCTGGGGCTAAAAGGTATGCTGTATTGCGTTCTTACTGGTTCTAGTACATTCATGCACAAAGCTCGTAATGCCTCTGTGTGAGCTTCTGTGGGCGAATTAGGGATACCCTTGCGAGTAGCCGTTTGACTCTTGCTTAATTCTTCTAAGCTAAAATGTGGAGATAGTTTCATTACTTCTTCCTAAATTTATCAAGACCTTTCAAACCTAGTCCTGCTAAAATTGTTACATACAAAATATTCTGATACCAATCAGGCAACTCAGCAATGACATCAAAGCCACGTTTGGCAAGGTCTGGATCAATCCACGCCATTACGCATGGAGCTAATACAACTATTGTTATTATCTCATCTTTCCAACTGCCTTTTGTAGACTCAGCCATAATAAGTTCCCACTTACTATCATGCTGTGCCGCAGTCTTCATTATCTCAGACTTGGCTTTTTCTTTCTCTACCTTCCCCTCGATGAAGGTCTGCGCCAGATTACCTACTACACCTAGAAGCTGTATCATTCAATAAACTCCAATATCTCTCCATTCAGAACCATAACCTTATGCTCTTTACATGACCATTTCTGGTCAAAGTTATGAGTATGACCTATATTACGTTTAATCTTGCGCCTAACTGATAAGCATTCAGCTAAAGATTTGTACGGTGTGTACTCCATCTTCTCACCGTTCATTACCAGTAATAATACAAAAGTAAGCTCAACCATCTCCGTTCCGTAATTTTTCCATGCTTTCTTCTAGGCTAGTAATTCGTCTTTCGTAAAAATCTAATGTTAGTTTTTGCTGTTGATCAAAAGGTGCTTTACCACTTTCTATATCTGTCTGTAACTTCTCAAGTTCAGTAGCTAGATGTTCTATAAGCATAAACTGTTCACTGTCTGCTGGCAGACTACCCATCTCTCCACGAGGCCACTTGATACGAAACTCTGTATTCTGCTCTAAGTCAGCTTGCATCATGGTTTGATTAGTCTCTAATGTATTGAGCCTTTCTATCAAACCAAAGTAAGCCCACGTTGCCAGACTAGCTGCTGCAACCATACTAATAATATTTCGTAGAGGTAATGCTACCTCTGTATTCTCATTCAGCTTTGCTGGCATTTACTTCTCTGAGTTTAACCAAACTGCCAGACTACCTGTCATAGCTCCTGTAACTACAGAGATTAAACTAGCTTGCTGTGTTGTCAAATCTGGCTGTGATAATGCCCATTCAATGCAACGTATATAAACACCTGTCATGCACAGCATCATGAAACGTGGCAGTATTTTCAATTCTAATAGTTTTCTTGCTACATCTTCTGCACTCATTTGAATCCCCCTTTTAACCAAACAACCCAAGCAACAAGACCAGCAACCATAGAAGCTAT